GGCGACGGCGCACGCGGCGCAGACGGGCGACTTCCCAGAGCGCGCGTCTGTTGCGAATGCCGTTCCAAAGCCGCCGCCATAGTGATTTCGTGAGCCTTCTCACGGGCGATCCTCTCTCCATCGGCGGCTTGGGCCGCTTCTTGCTTTTCGCTATGCAGGCAGAGGGCGACGTAAGCGGAGGAGAGGCGGATCAGGGCCTCGCCGGACACGTCCTTCATGTCCTGCCAGCGGCTCCAGATCCGGGCCGCGTAGGAACGATCGATACCCGCTGCCTTCGCCGCCCGGTCGCGCGCCGCCGTCCACGTGTCGGTCGGCCCACGGTGGTGAGCTTCCGTCAGCGCGATCAGCATTCGGCGCGAATGGGCGGCGGCTGTCGTCATAGTTTTGCTGGCTGATCTTTTGTCGAAATCGACAAGTCTGTTGTCGGACACGTCATGACGCTCCATGCGAATTTCACGGCATGGATGGTCGTGTTGAAGAACAGCTTGATCTCTTTGGCGCCGAGCGGTTGCAGCCGCCCGAGCCCGATTACTTGGCGGCGCGCTTGCAGGCGTGTCGCCAAAACCGTTTCAGAATGAGCGGGACGCGCCGGCATTCAGTGCGCCCCCAGAGCCTTCTTGCGGCCGGCGGCGATCAGCCCGCGCACCTCCGCACGAGTGTCGTCGTCGTCACGCCCGAAGCGCCGAACGGCGATGTCAGAGACCCCGAGGCCAAGGAGGGTGTCGGCGTAGACGCGCGTCTCGATGGATATCTCGTCCACCTGCCCGCCCATGTGCTTGGCTTTGTCTTCGTGGTGGCGGGTCATGCGAGCACCGCCGAATGAGTTGCCACGATTGCCTTGGCTGGGCTCGTGGCAGGCCCAAGGTTGGTTTCAAACCCCCTTACCCGCACCAAGTCCTGCGGTTCATTGGGGCTGCCGTTCCTGGCGCCGATGAAGATCAGATATTCAGAAGAGCGGTGATCGTACTTCGCACGATGTCCTCCATGGTTAGCGCCGTCTTGGGATGCACCGAACAGCACCACGCTGCCGGAATTCGATTGAGGCTTGCTCATTCCGCCGCCTCGCTGTATGCGCGCGCACCCGCATGGTCGTGCGAACCGTGGTAGGCGCTGCGATAGGTCTCAAGGATCGCGTCCTGCTCAGACACCTTGTCGGGGTTCTTCGCCTGCGCGCGGATCTCGGCGACAAGCTTGCCAAGAACGGTCTTGTCGTAGCCGTTGGCCTTCGCCTCGGCGTACACGTCCTTGGTCGCGTCCTTGGCTTCGTCTTCGGCCTCACGGCAGCGAAGGATGCGGTCCACGATCTGGCGGAACTCGGCGCTCATGCGGCGGCTCCCTGCTTGGAGCGCTCGTGACGATGAACCGCCATGAAGTCGCGGATCTTGCGTTCATTGGTCGGCCAGAGCCGGCTAGGGACGCCTCTCGCCTCTGTGCTTTCAAGACGCTCCAGGAGTCTGCCGTTGTTCACGGACAGGACCCCGAAGCGAAACTTCCCCATGCCCGTCTCGGCTAGGAACTCGTTGATTTCGGCGAGCAGCGTCTTTTGCATAGCCCATAGTTGCACGCGATCGCGTGCTTTTCAAGGCTCGAAAGGAAGTGCATTGCGTTTGCGTGCAGTTTGGTATGACGCAGTTATGAGCCAGGCTAACTGGAAAACCCGCATTCTAGCGGCTGTGGACAACTACCACGCTGTAAATGGCACCTCGGACAACGAGTTGAGCCAGAGGGCGAAGCTAGGCCGAAACTACCTCACGCAGATGCGGGCCAAAGACCCAGAGGCGCAGACACCGCGTGTGGGGCAGCTCCAGATCCTATGCGATTACATCGGTGAGAGCCTGATGTTCATCCTTACCGGGATGCCGCTCGACGCCGAAGGTGAGGAGTTGATACGTCTTCTGGCGGATGCTCCTTCAGAGACAAAGCGTCATGTGATCGGGATCTTGCGGCGTCACTGACGGTCGATCGCGCGTAGGCAAGAGCTTCGGCCTTCGCGTCGGCCCCGGCCACCTTCCAAGCTCGGGCTACTTTCAAGATATGCATCACAACTCCTCGTCGTAGCCCGTTCTCGTTTCGTTCCCTGTCCCATCCTAACTTAGATAGCTAAGCCTGACAGAGGATAGATTTCCACCGCAAAATTAATGCACGCGATCACGTGCTTTGAGGTTGAAGTGCACGCGATGGCGTGCAAGTATCATCCTCACACCGGCAGCGATCCTGCGCTGGGTAGTGAGGAGCAAGCAGCCCGTGACCCGCAACATCCCATACGAGATCTTCGGCGAAGGTCTCGCGATTGCCGAGGCGTTCTTCGGCCAGATCGACGAGGCGGAGAAGGCGCAGTTCGCGGTCGCTCGCGAGCTGGGTGCGAACGGTTTCCGCCCCTCTCGCAACGGCACGATCAAGTCGCTCATGTTCAGCACCCTGCCAGCCGGGTTTCGCCGCATTGGCTCGGAGAGTGGTCGCGTCGAAGCTGTGCCGCTGATGTCTACGAAGATCGGCAAGGCGGCTGCTGCGAAGCTCAAGGAAGCTCCTGTCGCGCAGTCGGTCGAGAAACTGCCGGAGCTGTTCGGCTTCAATCGCGGCTGGATCATCGAAGGCGATGGGCGGGTGTACTTCGCCACTTCCGGCCGGGTCACACTGCCCCAACCTCGCTACTTCCTGCTGATCCCCCGCAAGCCGGACGACAAGTACGTCCCGCCGGAGACGCTGCGGGAGATGCTCTACAGCGATTACGAGGGCGCCTTTCACGAGCACAACATGCTCGCCGCCAAGCGCCGCTCCGAACTCGCTGCCGCCTGACAGTCACGCTCTCCCATCTCGCCCGGTCTTCCTCACCGGACGGGATCACTGAGCGCCACTAGCGGAGATCCTTCCCAAATGAGCGAAGAACAGAAGACAGCGCATACGCCGGGTCCTTGGTCCGTCGGCTACCACGGATCCGACATCCACTGCGTCAACGTCAAGATCGGCGGCACAGCCAAGCTCTTCGATGTACGCGGATGGGGTTACCTCACGGGGATGGGGCACGGCGCGCTTGGTTTGCCTGAAGATAAGGCGATTGAGATCCAGAATGCGAACGCGCGCCTCGCCGCTTCTGCGCCTGAGTTGCTAGCGGCAGCAAAGCTTGCATTGAATACGGCGGAGGATTGGATCCACGATCGTCTAGACGGGACCCTGTCTTTGGAAAGCGAACTAGCCGACCTTGAGCCTGTGCGAGTTGCCATTGCCAAGGCGGAGGGTCGCTCGTGACCCATCCCCACACCATGGACGACAAGCTCGCGACCGGACGAGGCATCGTCATCGGCGTGCTGATCTCGACGGCGGTCTGGCTGTTCATCGCACTGACGATCGGCGGCCTCATGACCGCTGGCCTGTCCATCGCCGACGCTCAACTCGCCCGCATCGACACCGTGAAGCAGGAGCACTTCGTTGCTCAGCCCCGGTCGATTGCATCCGCTCGAAAGGACGTGAGGCTCTGATGGCGCACGAGAACGCAACACCCCGTCCTTGGCGTTTCGTCAATGGCGAGATCCATTCAGCATCGGAAGTTATCGGCGCCATTTATCGCACGGAAGCGTGGAGCGAGGGCGACGAGATCACCTCAGAAGATCAGGCCAACGCCGCGTTTGTCCTGAATGCGGTGAATGAAGCCGACACCCTCCGAGCCGAGCGTGATGCTCTACGGGAGGAGAACGAGAGGCTGAAGGCCGGTGGCTGGCAGCCGATCAAGACGGCTCCTGGGTTTCGCCTGTATCAAAACGAAGACCCGATTGCCGTCCTGCTGTGTGCCGCAAATGAGGAGGTGGTGATCGGCTACGTCGCGCTTCGACGTGACGGCACTCGCCGCGGCGTCGTCAACGGGTTGTACGGCAAGCGCTACACCCACTGGATGCCGCTCCCGAAGGGGCCGCAGTCGTGACCGCGCTCCGCTTCCCCCGCCCCGACCCATCCCTCGCTCTATTCCTATCCCTCATCGCGCTCGTAGCCGCTCTGGCGAACGCTGCGCACGCTGGAGCCTTCACGCCATGACCAGCTACGCCGAAATCTCGACCCTCGCCAACCGTATCCAGCTCGAAGCCTATCACGTCTCGCTGTCGAACGAAGCCGACCCCGTGACGATGATCCGCCGGGCGGCGATCCACGAAGACGTGCGGTCGCTCGCTGAAGCGATGGGTATGCGTCTGGTGCGTGTGGAGCGATCCACGAACGCCGAGGAAAACCGTGGCGGCCTCTCCCGAGCCGATCGCGCCGATATGGAGCGCGACCGTCAGCTTGAGGATGCGGTCGCATGAGCCGGGTCGATCCTCTCACGTCCGAGATGCGCAGCGTTCTCTACGGTCTGCGCACCGCCAGGGGGCTGGCCGAGGAATGCGCGCACTTCAACAACCTCTCCGAGGCTGACCGGCACAAGGCCCGCGCCCGCAGCTACGCCATCCACATTCGCAACATCATCCGCGAGCGGTCGGGCATCGAAGCCTACCACGTCGCGCGCCGGGAGCTTCGGACGTGACCCACCTGTATCTCGACATCGAAACCATCCCCTCCCGTTCCGCGGTCGTCTGCGAGCGTATTGCGGCTGCGATCACACCCCCCGGCAACATCACGAAGGCCGAGACTATTGCGGCCTGGGAGGCCGACAAGAAGCCCGCCCTCGTCAAGGAGGCGATTGCAAAGACCAGCTTCGATGGCGCGCATGGCTCTATTTGCTGCATCGGGTGGGCCTTTGATGGAGAGAAGGCAAGCTCCAGCAGTGCCTTGGACGCTGGGGATGAGGCTGACGCGCTTGAAGAGTTCTTCGGCATCGCCTCGCTCAAACTGAAGAACGGCAGCAGCTTGTTCATGGCCCCGGTGATCGTCGGCCACAACGTCGTCAACTTCGATATCCGCTTCATCTGGCAGCGCGCGATCGTTCTTGGTGTTCGCGTCCCGTCGTGGTTCCCGCGCGACCCCAAGCCATGGGGCAACGACGTGTTCGACACGATGACGGCGTTCGCCGGGGCACGCGGCATGATCGGCATGGACCGTCTCTGCGAAGCTCTTGGCCTAGAAGGCAAGGGCGAGGTGGACGGTTCTATGGTGGCCGACCTATTTGACGCCGGTGACCATGGGAAAATCGCCGACTACTGCCGCGCTGATGTCGAACGCACCCGCGCTATCCATCGCCGGATGATGGTCGCGTTCGGGCAGGAGGCGGCGTGATGTCGTTCACCCCTGAACAGAACAAGGCGCTCGGCGACAAGCTCGATCCGCGCCACGTCGCGTCCCGCCAGCAGTCCGGTCGCAGCCTGTCCTACATCGAGGGCTGGCACGCGATTGCAGAAGCGAACCGCATCTTTGGCTTCGACGCCTGGAACCGCGAGACGATCGATATCCGCTGCGTCTCCGAGCGCGAGCGCAAGATAGGTCGCGACAACAAGCCTGGCTGGGGCGTCTCATATACCGCCCGCGTCCGCGTCACGGTCGGCGATGTGGTTCGCGAAGGCGTCGGCGCCGGTCATGGCATCGACGCAGACTGCGGCTCTGCCCACGAGAGCGCGATCAAGGAAGCCGAGACGGACGCTATGAAGCGGGCGCTGATGACGTTCGGCAACCCGTTCGGCCTCGCGCTCTACGACAAGACGCAGGCGAACGTCGGCGTCGATCAGCCGGAGGCGCCAGCCGAACCGCAGCACGAGGTGACGCCAGCCGGCCGCAAGCGTCGGCCAGGTCCCCGCCTCACCGATCAAGGTGACATCGGCGCGATCTACGAGGCGCTGGTCGAGAACCTTGGCAAGCAGTCGGACGCAGAGCGACTGACGGCTTGGGGCAAGGCGCAGGCGAAGCAGATCGGCTCTCTGCCGGATCGCGACTTCGACGCCTTCATGGCCGCCTACGACAAGCGCCGCGATGCGCTGAAGGCGCAGCAGGTGGCGTCATGAAGCGCACTCGCGAAACCGCCGGCTGCATTGTGCGCAAGACGCCTCGCGGCCTCATGCCGGCGTCGGGCTTCGACCAGGAACAGCTCTTCGCGTCGCCGATCGGTGCGGAGTTCAAGCTGGTCCGCCTCACTCGACGGTCGATCCCGCAGCATCGCGCCTACTGGCAGGCTCTCTCGCTGGTCGTGAAGAACGACGAGCGTTGGGCTACCGCCGAACACCTCCACGACGCTCTCAAGCGCGCCTGTGGCCGTGTGACGGTCATCCACGACCTGTCGGGCAAGCCGTTCGTCGTCGCCGACAGCACCGGCTTCGATGCGATGACGCAGGACGAGTTCCAGGCGTACTTCGACCAGTCGATGGCGAAGCTCGCCGAGGCGGTGGGCTACGATCCGCTCGGCTTCCTTGAGGAGGCTGCGTCATGGCCCGCCCAATGATCGCCAACCCCTTCGGCGGGCGGGACGTCGAAGAATGGTTCGGGTCCAAGCCTGACGCCAAGGTGCCTGACCGTATTCGCGACCGCGTATTCGCGCGAGCAAAGGGCGTCTGCCACCTCTCCGGCCGGAAGATCCAGGCCGGCGAGAAATGGGACGTAGAGCACGTGAAGCCCTTGGCGCTCGGCGGCGAGCACCGCGAGGCGAACATGGCCCCGGCCCTCGTCATCCCTCACCGCGAGAAGACGGCTGAAGAGGCCGGCATCATCGCCAAGGTGGACCGGATGCGCCGGAAGGCGAACGGCACCTGGCCTCGCTCGCGAACCCCACTCAAGTCGCGTGGCTTTGAGCCCGCCCGAGGCATCCGATGACCGACACGAGCCAGGAAGTGCGCGAGACGCCCGAAGCTCACAGCATCCCCTGTGATGTTCATTCCTACGCACAAGAATACGAGTTCCGGTTCGATGATGGGGGCGGCTACACGCCAAGCGACGCCGAGCGCTCCATGATCGAAGACGCGATCCATGGCTATCTATCCGAGGTCGCATCCGCCCCGCCCCCTGCTGTTCCAGATGCAGTGGGAGTGCGAGAGGCGATGGACCGCTACAATGCAGTCTGGCAGGGCTGGCCGGAAGCTATCGACGCGGGGAACGTCGAGGCTGTCCGTGAGGCAGCTATGACCGCCGCCCTCTCCTCCATCGAGCCCACCCCGTCTCCCGAGCCTCAAGCCGACGCGAAGGAGGAGTTCGAACAGGAGGACACCGAGATCACGTGGCGAGACCTCGCCTTGCAGTTCGATGGGCAGCGTATCCTCGCGCTGCAACTCCTTCGCGCCATGGTTGACGAGCCCGGCAAGTGGCAGGACAGAGCGGCCGAGTTCGTGAAGGCTCCGCCGCTTTCCGGTGAAGCCGTCTTGGCTGAACGCATCGCCGCTCTGTCTCCCGAGCCTCAAGCCAGCAACGCGGGGGCGGTGGAGGTGAATTATGACGACTTCTTCGCGGCATATCGCTACGTGCCGCGTTCGAAGATGTCGCCTACCTCATGCCTCAAAACACGCTTGCGGTCCTTGCTGCGGGAGGAGGATCTACAGCACGCCGACGAAGCAGAGGAGATCCAAGCACAAGATAGCGCCGCCCTCACCACACCAGAACCCCAGACCGGGGAGCGGGATGACGAGGTCGAACGGCTTCGAAGCGCGTTGGTCGTGGCGAAACGCTCCATTCTTGAGGACACCACGGGAGCGGTCGCGTGCGTGATTTGGGTGCCGCAAGACGTGTGCCCGGCGGAAACTCTCGTGGACCACATCGACGCCGCCCTCTCCACACCAGAACCCCAGACCGGGGAGCGGGACAAGGCCATCCACGACATAGCCGAAGCAATCGGGCTTGGTCGGAACATGTGCGACGACGATGGCGGTGGGTCTACGGATCTAGACGTCTTCCGCCAAGCGTTCTTCGCGCTGGATGCCGTCGAACAGATGCTCCTCGCTGAGCGCACCGCCCGCGAAGCTGCCGAGCGCGAAGCTCGCGCCGAACGCAACAAGCGCGAGATCGATTGCCTGGACATGCAGTACGCCGCAGAAGGCTGGGAGGAAGCTGCAAAGCGCGAGAAGGCTCGCGCCGAAGCTTCCGAGCGCCGCCTTGCCGAGGTGGAGGAGCGGGCAAGGAAGATGCAGGCGGCTCTTGAGCGCATTCGCAGTTATCCGGCCGAGGATCGGAACTGGTGTCGCACGGCCATCAATATGCGGCTGATCGCGCAAAACGTTCTCGCTGCCCTCCGCGCCAAGCCAGAGGCTCAAGCCATCGTGGGGAAGGAGGCGCAGTCGTGAGGAGCGAGAAGAACCGCGAAGCCTCGTACGAGGTTGTTGAGTACGGAAGTGGCGTTTGGGCCGGTAAGTGGGTTGTCCGACGCATCGTTGCCGAAGATGTGGCGGCAACTCTTACGCGCGCGGACGCCGAAGCCCTCATGCGCCTCCTTGAGAAGGATCAGGCGCAATGACCGCCCCGACCTCACCGGGCGTGGTTCCGGCCGATGACGTGCGCGCAGCGATCGAAGCCTATAACGTCGTCTGGCAAAGCTGGCCTGATGCGATCGACAGCGCCAACGCCAAATGGGTCCGCCATGCCGCAATGTATGCGGCCCTCGTCACCGATCGCGCCAACCGTCCGAGCCTCAGCGAGGCCAGCCGTGATGTGTTGGCCGAGCACGAACGCCAGACAGCGACAGAGGGTTGGAGTGCGTCTCACGACGACACGCATCTCGCGGGCGAACTGGTGCGCGCCGCATGCGTCTACGCTCAGCACGCGATCATGGACGAAAGGTCGCGACCATTCCTACGCCCGTCCGGCTGGCCGTGGGACGATGCCTCCTGGAAGCCAGCCGACCAACGCCGCGAGCTGGTGAAGGCTGCTGCCCTGCTTCACGCCGAGATCGAACGAATAGACCGTATCCGCGCCCTCGCCGATCGCTCCGAACCCCGCCAGGAGATGGAGGGGAAGGCATGATCGTTTGCAGTTCCTCGCAATGCCAAACGACAGCCGGATGCAAGTGCGGTGCAAGCCGGCCTGATCTTGCCCCCGGCTTCTGGCCTAACTACCGCGAGCCGACACCGATGGCAAAGGCGATCCAGATGCCGCTTCACCCGCTCGATCGCTGGTGCAACGGTGTGCTCAATGCGCACATCCTTCGACCCGCCGCCCTCGCCCGTACCGAAGACGGAGGGCGAAACGATGGGTAGCGCGCTCCAGTTTCCGCCGGCCGGGCTTTCCCGTGTTGAGGCGGCCTCACATGTTGGCCTTGGCGTCACCCTCTTTGACCGTCTCGTGTCGGACGGTCGAATGCCTCGCCCTCGTCGCATTGATGGCCGTCTCGTCTGGGTGCGAGCCGAGGTCGAGCGGGCCTTGAACGACTTGCCCTACGACGGCGCCCCCGCCAACCTGCCGATGGGTGAAGGCAACATGATCGCCGCGATACGAGCGAGGAGACAGCGTGAGGGTGCGGCTTAGAGGCGTGTCGGAGGACGTGGACCGGCATGGCAACGTGCGGGTCTACTTCCGGCCGAAGGACAAGCCCAAGGTCCGCCTACGAGAGCCGTTCGGCTCGGCGGCGTTCATGGAGGAATACAAGTGCGCCGAGGCTGGGGTGCCTTACGAGGCTGCCAGTCCTGCGAAACCGAAGAAGCGGGCGCCTGCGAAGGCGAACACCTTGGAGCACCTGTGCCAGCAGTACTACGTGCGAGGCGCAAGCTCTGTGTCTGCCGACACGATGTACCGCCGACGCCGTATCCTCGAGAAGGTATGCGCGATCTACGGTCAGGCTCCGTTCACTGATGTGACGCCACGCGAACTTGCATCGATCCGGGATGAACTCGCGGCAACCAACGGCGCTCGGAACAATATCGTCAAGGCGGTGGGCGCGCTGTTCGCTTGGGCGAAGGAGGCGCACATAACCGACTTCAACCCCGCACATGGCATCCGACGTCTGCATAGCGGCAATGGCTTCCATGCCTGGAACGTCGGTGAAGTTCGAGCCTTCGTGAAGCGGCATCCGCCGGGGACAAAGCCGCATCGTGCGCTGGTGTTCTTTCTCTTCACCGGGCTCCGAGTTTCGGACGTGGCGCGCCTCTCGTGGGAGAACGTGACAGACGATGGGCGGGTGCATCTCGTGCCGTCGAAAACGTCGAAGTCGAGCGGGGCGGTCGTCGATATCCCGATCCTGCCGGCCTTGGCAGTCGAGATCGGCAAGACGCCGCCGGGGCAGGAAACGTTCATGCTGACGGATCACGGCAAGCCGTACAGCGTCAAAAGCTTCGGCATGAAGTTCGCCCGGTGGTGCGAGCAAGCCGGGATCGGTCATTGCTCGGCGCATGGGCTTCGGAAGATCGGCGCGACCATCGCGGCGGAACTGGGCGCGAGCGAACATCAGCTCATGGCGATCTACGGCTGGACCACGCAGGAACAGGCCGCGCACTACACGAAAACCGTGAACCGGCGACGGTTGTCAGACCAAGGAATGAGCCTCCTTACGGACGCTTGGACAGAAGTTCTCTCTGTCCCACTACTGCCGGACCATGATATAAGTGAGACATAGAGAGGAATTAGCGCAATGATTACAGCGCCATGCAAAGGTGTCGGTGGGCCCGGCAGGACTGGATACTACGTTTCCGAACAAAGGCTTAGCGGGTTTGTGGGACGGATTTCATCTCATGCGCCCATTGATCTTTTCGGATCGGATGTCCCACCGTTTCCGACCGTTCGCCCGCCCTTCGACCGCTTCCTGATCCAAGGCTACCCCGGCGGCCCGATCTACTCCCGGCCGCAGATGGGCGTTGCGGCATGAGCGACTGGCTTCCCATCTCCACCGCGCCGACAGACGGCACCGAGATCCAAGCTCGTGGCTTCAACTGGGGTGACCGCACACGTGGGCGTCACCGCGTCAAAGCCTTTCACCGCAACGGCAAGTGGATCGATGCCGACGACGAAGACAGCACCCTCCACTACCTGGATGAATGGAAGCCGTTGCCCTCCCCTACCTCCCCCGATGTCCGCACCTATGCGGATGGAGGTGAAGGATGAGCGCGGTGTCAGTCGAAACAGGATGCTGTGGTTGGCTTGCAGTATCGCAGGACGGGTTGCCGGGCCATTGCACCTTAGCACAGGTGTTCGACCCGCAAGGCAACTCGATCGCGACCTTTGATGCCACATCGGATCCAAGAGTTGCGACCGAGCGCGCTCGCACTCTAGCTCGGGCATTGGGTGGTTGCCGTCAAGACGATCACTACAAAGCGTTACTGAGTGAGCGCGCTCGCCGCAAGCGATCGGCTGAGAGGGCTAAGATAGCGGAGGCTCGATTGCTAAGCATCGCCCTCTCCCGCCCCCGCCTTGATGGGGGAGAGGAATGAGCGAGTGGATTGAACACGACGGTGGGCTTTGCCCTGTGCATCACCTCGCTTGGGTGAATGCTAAGTTGCGATCCGGTGAAATTGTCGGTGGCGTCGCTCGCCTCTTGCGATGGTCTCACCTCAAGCACCGCTATGAGAGCGACATCATCGCTTACCGCATCGTTGAGGAGGAAGCATGAGCGACACGAACGAAGTTCGGGCGGTGAAGCTGACGAAGGCAGCCGAACTCGTTGAACGGTTGCGGAAGCGTGCCGAAGACGAGCGCGAGATCCAGCGCAACAATGAAGCGGTAGCCGCCGCTCTCCAAGGCCAGATAGAGGCCTTCAGGCGGGGCGATGGTACTCACAACACCTTCGCCGTGAGGCTAGGGCTGGATCATCAGAATTGCGCCAAAAGAGACGCAGGGTTCGCAGCGGATTGGGATGCTGCCGCAGACATGATCGAAGAGATCACTGGCCTCGCCCCCTCCACATCAGATGCAAGAGCCCCAAGCGTTGAGGAGGGGAAGCATGGGTGAGGACGAGATCGTTGAGCGCATTGCGCGAGCGATCCTAATGGGAAACGCTGGCGGCATGTTCGTGGCCGATGACGAAATGTGGAAAGCGCAGGTTTCGTCCTACAAAGAGCTATGCGCGAAGTTCCCCCAATACGCGCATGGAAGGAGCGACATGACCGATGCCTTCAGGAGCGCGAAGATGGTTTATGCGGTCATGCAGCAGTGTCGTGCCTGACCTCTACCTCCCCATTCCCTCCCTTCCCCGCCATGATGAACCCATATCGGCAGAGGACTACGAACGGAGGGAATGGGCTAGGAGAGAGGCGGAGAAGAACGTGGCGAGGATCTTGAAGGAGAAGCGGGCGTGAGCGGATTTCTTGGTGCAGCAGCAGCTATATTCGACAGGTGGTTAGGCGGCGCGCTGCCGGATCAGACCGATATCAAGATCAGCCGTCAGGCGTCGATCGACGCCCTCAACCAAGCTCAAGCTCAGCGTTGGGCTATGACCAATATCGCGCTGGAGCAGGCGGGCTTTCAGCGTTGGGATAGCGGCATCGGCCAGTACGCATATTCAATGGCAGGCGGACCGCTACCGGATAGTCCTTACCGCTATGCAATGGTTGATCTTGCGATCGTGCCGACAACCGAATGGGACGGCACGTGGAAGACAATAGCGGTGAAAGGCATTTCGCCCTACGCCAACGCGAACTCAATGTGGTGGAGGCCCCCGATGCAACGGAACGACCCCGCCATGTACAATCCCGCCTACAGCCGCCAGCCGGATGACGGGATCGTGGACGCCGAGTTCGAAGAACTGCCGCAGTTGGCAATTGAGAGCAAGGACTAGCCCGGCGCCCTGAACCCTGCCGCCCTCGCCTCCGCCTCAGTTCTGAAGCATTGCTCCGGTGCCACCATGGACCGATACGGGCTATCCGGCCCGTGGTAGATCCTGGCGCCTCGTGAGGTGATGTTGCCCATGACAGGGCAACCGCCAATCGGGGCTTTCATGCTGGCCTTTTTCGCCAGCATAACCTCGCCGCGATCCGTTCGCTTGTCGCCATCGGCGATGCCGGACGGGGGCAGCTTGAGAACGCAGGGCCGATCCGTCAGAGCCTCGAACTGCTCGCAGATGGCCTCGATGTTTGCCATGGATCGCTTTCGGCTCTGCTCACTGTAGAGCGCCAGAGCCATGACGGCAACGACCAAGAGGGTGAGAAGCCCGATCTGGGCCACGTCTCGCTTCTTCATACGGCACCCGTGAAAGGGGTTGTTTCGAAGTCGGGGATTTCGAGGCGGGAAGCGGCCATGATGCGCTCCAGCTTGGCGACGTGCCGAGCGTAGTCGGAGATCATGATTTCCTGCCGGCTGATGGTTTGGGCTTGCAGCGTCATGGCCTGCTTGAGGTCCGTCATCTGACGAGCCCAATCCTGTCGCTGCCATTCGAAGTCACGACGCAGCTCAGTGATACGAGCGTCGCCGTCTTTCTGCATGTCGTCGATGCGGTCCTGAAGGTCCGTCACGCGCTCCGCAGCCGTCTTGGTGTTCGCGTCGCCCTGCCATTTGAGATACGCGAACACTGCGCCGAGGATGCCCGCGAGGCCGGTCAGGACCGCCGCAAATTCACCAAGCGTCATTTCTTAATCGCCCCTCCGGCGCTTCTTGGGGCTTGTTAGGCTGAGGCCGCCTTGATCTGATCCCGGCGGTACTTGGCCCAGATGCCATAGGCGACACCGCCGACCGCCACGAGCGTCGAAACGAGCGTCAGCACGACCATGGCCTGATTGGCGAAGCTCGCCATGCCGACAAGCGGTTCGATCTGCTGGCGAGCCGTCTCCAGCGCCACCGCCACCGCACCGCCGCCCGCGCCGATCGTCGGCACCATCACTGGCGCCCGAGGCTTCGCGATGTCCTCCACCAGTGCCTTCGGCGACGCCATGACAGCAACCGACACACCGTTGGCTTCGGACGACCCGGCAGCCATCTCCAGCGCCGCCGCGCGAGAGCCCTCCACACGGCTGGTCCAGCCGTTCTTGAACTGCCGCCAGTGCTTCAGCGTCTTCAGCATCGCCAGGCGACGGTCGCAGTACCCATTGATGACGGCCGAGGGCTCACGCTGGCGAACAGCATCGAGCGTCACCGCGCCCATGATGCCATCGGCCTTGACGCCGACCGTGCGCTGAAGCCACTTCACGGACTGCGACACGCCGCTGTTCACCGCCCCGTCGAAAACGACATAATCGACGCCCGCCGACAGGTCCGAGAACCGCACCTTATCGGCGTACTGCTCGCGGTAGATCGTCTGAAGCTCGTTGTCGTCAATCTTGGCGACCGACTGCTTGGATCGCCCGCTGCGAGAGCGGAAGGCGTCATAGACCCGCTGGGTGACGCCGCGCATGGTTGCGCCGCCAGGATCAGCGGGATGGTTGGAATAGCCCCCCTCGTGCGCCAGGACGCGCTTTAGGGCGGCTCCGTAGTTCGATGCGACCATTGTGTACCTCACATGAAAAAGGCGCCTCCGAGAGCGCCTGTGTGGGTGGGGATGGTTGGGGAGATCAGGTCGGGAACGGCGCCTTGCGCACGGCCACCTGTGACAGTTCCGCCTTCATCGTGATGCCGGCCACGTTGCCAGCGAAGTTGAGGGCGATGAGGAGCTTGGCCGAACTGTAGGTGCCCGACTTCACCCGGCGCCGCTGCGTGCGGAGCGTCATGGTGCGATCGGTCTGCGGCCAATCGGGACGGAGCGTTCCGTTCGGCGGCGGGGCATGGGTGCGCAGAGTGCGAACGACACCATCCGGCTCGGTGAGGATGAACTGGATATCGGCGCTGCGGAAACCGGACAGGCCCGTCAGCTTCAGACGCGCCAGCCCTTCCATGAACTCGCCGGCCGTGAACTGGGTCATGTCGATGTCGGTGGACAGCTCCAGACGGTAGGTGTTGGAGTTGGAACGACCCGAGCCGTCCAGCGCCGCGTCCACCACGATGGCCTCACCGGCGTCCGCCGTCCCCTTCGAGACGGTTACTGTGCCCTTGGTGTTGTTCGGATCCGTGCCAGGCCAGTTGGACGATGTAGCGACGAGCCAGCCGGTCGGGGCTGTGCCGGACAGGGTGAAGCCTGCGTTGGTCGTGGCATTACCCGTGCGGGTCAGCGTACCGGTCGTGCCGGCCATCAGGCCCTTGGTGCCGAGGATGTTGCCGGTATTATCGTTCGTCGCGAGCGGAGGCGTGACGGTTGCGGTCAGCAAGGCGTCGAACGCGGCCAAGAGTGCCGGGGCGACGGTGAACGCACCGAGCGGCGAGAGGTGAAGGCCGTCGTAGGCGTAGGCTGGCAGAATGTCGAAATCAACTGCCGGCGCCGGATCGAGAAGCGGCGTCGTGATGTCCACCACGCGGATCTTGCCGGCCAAAGTGCTCTCGGCCGCCAAGCCAGGGTAGCTCGTGCCGTTGAAGCTCGTTCCAAGGATCCGCGCGTTGAACTCGCGGGCCATCGGGCGCTTGTCAGTGCCGTTGACGTTCCCGAGACGGGCCGCCGTGAACGCGGGTTCACCGCGCGGCGCGATCGTGTAGATGACGATCGGGATGCCCATGCCGGCGATGCGGTCGCAGACGGACTTCACGTTGTCGTAAGACGCCGACGCGGTGAATGTCGCCTGCGTGTCGTTCGTGCCGAGGTTGATCAGACACCCGTCGATCTTGCGGCCCGCGTCGATATCCTCCTGGAACGTCGCCACGGCCTGCTTGAGCCGGTCGATGTCGTCCACGAAGCGGTTCCACTGTCCCGAGTTTGCACCGCCGGTCGCCCGGTTGATCTCAAACGGGAAGACGTATGCACCATTGGAGATAGCCTGGATCGCGTTCGCAAGGGACCATGTGACGCCACCCACGCCGGTGGAGGTGATCGCGCCGCCTGTGCCTGTATCGGCATAGGGCCACTGGAATAGGACTGGGTTGACCACAGCGTCCGTCCCGACGGCGGACGTGACTTCCGGAGTGAAGGTGCCTGTCGTCAGCCCTGTTCCCGACGGCGCGCTCGTGATGACCACGTTGCGGTTGCGCGTCTTCGACATGAGAACGAGACGGTTCACCGGGCTGGATCCGGCGATTTCGGCTGTGACCGTGGCGTCGGCGCGGTTGTTGATCTGGTCGCGGATCTGGGTTGCGGTCTGGTCCGCCACGAGTACGTAAGTCAGGCCGTCGATGACGAGATCGCCGGCTAGGACGCCAGACACGGAGGTCGCGCCGTAGACACGGCCAGCAAAGGCACGAGACGGCGACCCGGTAACGTCCTGCGCGCGTTGGCCGAAGCTGTCGCCAATGATGGCGATGCGCTTGGCCGCTGCTCGTGCCGCCGCCGCCGCTGCCACGACGATCGATAGCCCCGAGAGTGTTGCCGACCCCGTTGCGTCCGACACGGTGATGGCAAGGCCGGAGAACGTGCCGGAAACAGTCGGCGTGCCGGTAATAGCGCCGGTCGTGGACGAGAACGACAATCCGGCCGGTAGCGTGCCGGATCGCGAGTAAGTTCGCGTACCCGAACCGCCGGTTGTCGTGGGCGTGAAGCTGTAGGCTTGGTTCTGCGTGGCTGACTGTGGCGTACCGGAGATGGCAAGCGGCTGGGGGCTCGGCCCGCCCGATGCCACCTTCAGATCAACCTCTCGCTTCCAGTAGAGGTGATTAGCGGGGACGCCCGTTGCCGGATAGCCTGCGGTCCCTGCTGGCACGTCGGCGGTCGCCAGTGTCAGATAGTACGTGTAGCCATCGACCCCGATTGCGGTGGATCCGCGTCGAAATCCCATGATCTGCAAGCGGGCCGAGCTGGCGGGCCACACATCGTTGACGTTGACGCCGGACGTTCCGCCCGCGCCCACATAGGGGAAGCCCATGGTGTACCTCGATCGTAGGGGTTAGTTGCCGATGACCTGAATAGTCACGACGGTGCCGGCAGGGGCGACCACGAAGACCGAGGCGTTCAGCAGAAGCGTGCCTTGGGACTTCATCACCTTCACGGTGGCGGCGGTCGTGGTGGTGGCCGTGACCTGGCCGGTAATCATCTGGGTGCCGTCCCAGGTCGTCACGATGTCGCCGAGCGGCGGGGCGGCGAATGCGCTGCTGAAGGTGATGGAGGCCATGCCGGCGGTGCCGACGACAGTTCCGGTGTATCGCTCGACACGTCGGGGGGTGCCGGCCGGGCCGGTGGCACCAACGGCACCCGTGGCGCCAGTAGGCCCGGTGTCGCCTTTGGCTCCAGTTGGGCCGGCAGGACCCACGGGGCCGGTGTCGCCCTTCGCCCCGGACGGTCCGGTGTCGCCTTTCGGGCCTGTCGCTCCAGCCAAGCCGGTTGGGCCAGTGTCTCCCTTGGGGCCTGCTGGCCCGGTCACGCCAGTCGCCCCTTTCGCCCCGGCGGGGCCAACAGGCCCAGCGAGACCTTGTGGGCCTGGATCACCCTGCACCGTAGGCTGCGCGGCAAGAACGGCATTCTTGAGCGTGCGCCATTCCGTGCGGATCGGCTTGCGGCGGACGCCATCGGACGGGATGCGGAAGATCAGCAGTAGATCGTCGTCGTGGACATCGTGCATTATGGGCGACGTGTTAGACATCGGGCACCCCCGCCGATGGTGGAGCCAAGAGGTAATTCCGCGCTGACTGCGGGACGTTCATGCTGTCGAAGGCCGCGATGAGGTCGGGGTAGGCCGGGTCCACGCCGGTCTCAAGGCTCAGCACCTTCAGCATCAGCACTGGGTACTGCGCGAGGTATGCAGAGAAGTCTTCGAACAACCCAAGCTTCTCCAGGCGCTGCCGTAGAAGCGGGACCGGCACGAAGTTGGCCGTAGGATCCACGGGCAGATCCGAGATCAGCCACGTCTGATACCAAAAAGGCCCGTCCTTCGTGGGCGGGCCTTCCATGATCGTCTGCCGTGAGGCGTCGTAGGTGGGCGGTGGCGTTGACTGCACGCCGTCCATGCCGAGTTCGTCCATCACGGCCTTCGGCACCTCCGCCCCGAAGAGCACGTCGGAGCGGTTGCGGATCTCGGCTTGGCTGATGGGGTAGAAGCCAGTCACGCGGTCGCGGTAGGCTGCGATGGTCATGTCGCGCCCTTTCGGATTGCCATGTAGACGTATTGATTGTTGCTGCCGTTGACGTCCAAAGCCGAGGTTGCGGGACGGAAGCCGTTGGAAAGGAAGTCTATCGCCTGCGAACCATTGCTGGTTTCAGCGGCAGTAGAATTCGGCCTTAGTGCCGCTTGTCTTGGGTTCGCAGTGGACCGACGGCTATCCAGAATGTGCCAGTCACCCGAGTTTGTCGTGTTCTTGGCAAGGAGCCATTGCGGCTCCCATCCAAGATTGACGCTTGGTCCCGACGATGAGCCATTACCTGTGTACGATCCGCACTGAATGATGCCGGACGGGCTAGGGTCGTGGGCGAAAAGGTAAGCTACGTAATTTGCACCGCTTATGTTCATATTGTTGTTATTCAACGTGAAATCTGAAGCACTCATCGCTTCAATACGGTTTCCGTTGTTATTGCCAGCGGCAGCGCCGGAACTAAGATCCAGATACCGCGCAGCTTCGTTGAGGGATCGATGGAGCACAGACCACGCCCCATCCGCATCCAGCCGTTTGACAGCAATCATGCCTGGCTCTGCGCCTAGGCTATGCGGGATCTTTCGGCCTATGGTCCCGTCACCAATGTACCTCACCACGTCGAAGAAACGCCTGGAGCGGCGGAGGGACCAGATGACTTCGCCTGTGCCCGCTCCGAGGGCGACCGTGGAGCGCCGCGCTCCATCAGGGGCATAGCCAACCGAAGTTGCCGCCTGCGCGCTGGTTGTGTTGGATGCCAGAGTGAAGGCGCCTCGCCGGCTATCCAGAAGCGCATGATCGCTCGCTGCCGATCGACGCTTGTGCCAGTCCAAGTCGGGAGCGAACCTGAGCGGTACGGCAGTTCCTGTCGTCGCGCTGGTCAGGGTCGTCGCAAACAGGCTGTCGATGCCACCACCGCCCTGCCCCACCATCAGCAGCTTCTTCTTCGGCGAGATCATCACTTGACCCTCGCCACATAACCAACCGTGTCAGACCCAACTTTGGAGAACACGAACTGATAGGTTGCGCCCGCTACGAGCGCCGCACCATCAATGCCGGTATCTGCGAAGTTGGCGGAGGGAGGGGCTGCACCGAGGACCCACCTCGCCACGCCGGAGAACGTCAGGGTGCCGCTCGCATAGGCAAGGTTGACCTGTAGATCCTGGCCTTCGGGGATATCTGCCGGAAGCATGGTGATGCTGCCGTTCATCGTGGCCTTCTGAACCGCTCCGTCATCGTAGTCGAACGTGACCGTGCCAGTGGACTGAATGCCCTTGTCGAAGATGCTGGCGCCGGCCACGCTGAGCTTGACGCCGCCGCTCGTCAGCGTGAACGCCTCGACGCCGTTGACGACGAAGGCCCACACCCCGTCCGACTTCCACATGAAGCCGCTGTTGCCGTCGTTGACGAATGACAGGCCGGGTTGGGATAGCGTGCCTATCGCAGCCTGGAACTGGCCCGTCATCGCCGCTCGTCCATCGCGCGGCAGCGAGTTCGTAATCTCCGTGCCGAGATCCGCGAAGTTCTCGTTCACCCGATCCGGGTTTGCCGTGGAGCCGACCGTGAAGGTGTTCGGAACCGTGTAGGTGCCGCTGGAATTGCGCGCCAAGGACGCCTCCATAGAAAAAGGCCCGCGTGAGCGAGCCTTGGGAAGTGACGAGGGATGGGGTGTTTCTATTGAGCCGGAGCGGTCTGTGAACCCATGAGGGCGCGAATGATCGCCAGTTTGCGATCATCTAACGCCGCCTCGTATGGAGCCGCACCAAGCCGTTGCTCGTAGAGCGGGGAGCGCATTCGGGTCGCCCTATCTACCGATGCGAGAGCCCTCTCCGTTCCGCGCCCAGCCAGAGCCTTCGCCCCGGATCCAATCGCAGGGCCTACCAGAGCGCCAATCGCCGCAGAAGCTGAGGACCCTCCCGCTGCCACGCCACCAGCGGCACCCATAGCTCCCGTGACGGCCATTCCGAGACCGCCACCCCCACCAAGAAGGTTCCCGATGTAGCGCATGGCGTTGTTCGTCGGCGTGCCGCGAACTACGTCTTCAATCGCTCCGCGCTCTCCGGCAGAGAAACCTGCAGAGGCTTTTGAGTTGAGGAGGAGAGAAGCAAGTCGCTGTCTTGTGGCGTTATCGATGTTCTGGCCGGAATTGGCGGCGGCAGCTCGGAGATCGGCGCCGTAGCGGATGCCTTCGAGGTTTTCTGAACGCTTTGCGGCGGCATGATTTCCACGCGCGGATCGAAGCGTGCTCGCGGCTTCGGCAGCGGGTCCAGCCAGAACACTCGCCTCAGGAGGGTTTTCAATGAACCCATCAAGCCCTTCAATGAGCCTTCGGGCAGCATCGCGTTCAGGAGGGTTTGCGAAATCGAGGCGCGCGTTCTTGAGCGACTTACGGGCCGCGTCGAGACCCCCGATTGTGGCGATAGCGCCGTCTGGCGGGGCTTCGAGGCGTCCGAGGACCCCGAAGGTTTTGGGGGTAAGCTCAGGGAGGAACCCATCACTCTCCAGCTTCGAACGCATCTGCGTTGCCATGTCGCGAACTGCCGGGGCGGCATAGTCCACGCCGGCATCGCGAACCGCATCATAGCCCGCACTGGATGCCGTCTTCAACTCCGCTGCCGTCGGCACCGGCGTGTCCGCTTTACGCAGGTTCTGCAGGACGCCGGGGATCGCTGCCTCTCCAGCGCGATACGCTGGATTGATCGGTGTTGCGAAGGAGGCAAGCTCTGTGGCGCGAGCAATGCCTTCGTCGCTTAGCGGGTCGATTTCGCCCTGGTAGACTTGGCTCGGGAGCATGAAGGCGCGCTTGGCGGCGCCGAGAATGCCCGCGTCGCTATCGAAGCTGACGTTGCCCTGCTCGTCCTTGCTGAATGGCAGGATGGTACCGCGATAGGCTTGGCTCTCCTGAGGGGCTGCGCTTGGCGGCGGGAGGTTGGGCGGTGATGGATTGACGACAGGCGCATCATCCCACCAGTTCCGTTTTTGCGCTGCCGGCGGCGCCTGTTCGACAACCGGCGCGCTATCCCACCAGTTCGCCATTACGGCTTCCTCCGAACTCTACCGTCAGGCGAGATGAACGTTGCGCCGCTGGGAAGGGCAAGAAACTCCTCCTCCGACTGGATCTGCACCGGATCGGCACCCTGCCCTGCCGTGGCGGGGCGAGGGATCGAAGCTGCGCCCACAGGTACGCCGTCCACCATGCGCGTCTGCGGCGCGTCAGAGACGCGTTGTTCGGCCTTCTCGCCAAGCTTGCGGACTTCTTCGGTGAAGCCGTCAAGCGGGTTCGCCAGTTCGCGCAGCCGTTTGCGGCCCTCTGCGGGGGTGATGGCACGATCCGCCACCATGTCCGCAATCTCGCCGCGAGAAATGTCGTACTCGTTGATGGCTCGCAGCCGGCCGATGATAAGTTCGTTGCCGCCTGGCTGATTGATGGTCCGAGGCAGGGAGCGACGGAACCCGGCAATGTCGGCATCGGACATCGGACCGCTGCCCGGCTCGCGCTGTTCGGGGACCATCTTCTCAATGAGCGCCACCGAGGCCTGCAGCGAATTCAGCCCTTCGGTTGCGATACCCATATCGCCGAGCCACGTTTTGGCCGCCGCCTCGATGCCGGAAGGCGACTGCTTGAGGAGCACGTCGAGCTGATCCACCTGCGCCTGTCGGCCGCGCGCGTTCTGGCTGCCGTCCGAGAGGGTGGCGAACCGCTCGGCGTTCTTGCGGTCTAGGTTCTCGTAAAACTTGTCGCCCTCGCCCGTGTTGACGCTGACGGTGTTCGCGCTGGCCTTCCGGTTCTGCGTCTCCCACTCGCCAAACGAGCCCGTGAACCCCTGCGAGCGTGCATACTCGTATTCCTGCACGCTCGTCGGCGGCTTGCTGCCCTGCTCGACACGGAACGCAAAGTCGCGGTCTCGATCTGCATCCGCTCCGGCCTCGCGTAGATCCTCGCGCTGATAACCCTCGCGTCGCACACTGTCGTCGTAGGCGCGCTTTTCAAGCGTCTCCGCACGATCCAGGCTTGCCTTGTAACCCGCCTGCTGGCGCGCCTGTTCGTCGGCCAGAACCTGCTGCAGGAGCTGCTGGCCAAGATCCTCCGTGTATGGATCGGCGAGGAGCTGCGCGATCTGCTCGCGAGACACGCCAGACATGGCGGAACGCGGCGGCTGCGGGGCGCCCTGCGTGAGGAGCTGGGCGACTTGCTGATTTGGTGCTACGGGCTGGGCCGCAGGAGCGCCACCAGTGGCTTGCGCGACGCCGGCGGTCGGATCGGTGCTGGCGACCTGTACGGGCTGCTGTGAGCCAAGTCCTGCGTAACGCTGGCTTCTTTCAGTCCGGTGCTGAGGCGCCGGCCGCAGGAAGTCGTTGACGATGGCCTGAGCCGCTGTCGCAGTATCTGGTGCCGATAGGATGCGCTGCCCTGCCGCCTGCTCCGACCCCTGAAGTTCGCCCATGAGGAAGTCGAGCTGTGGATCGATATCGCCGGGGTTCACTCCGCGTTGCGATGCAAAGGCCTCGTAGGCAGTACGCCGTGGGCCGGTGAGCTGATAGAGGCCGAAGCCACCACGCGACCCAGGAACGGTCGGGTTCGCTTCGTTGATGCCAGGGTCTAGGCCGCTTTCGTCCTTGAAATTGACGAGGAAGGCGTCCGCGATGTGCTCTGGAAGACCGCGAGAAATCAGGCCCGATCGGATATACGACGCACGGTCGCCCGCAGGGATAACCGCAGCTTGAGATGGAGCGGCGGCACCCATCTGCGCGGTCGCACCAGCCGACATGGACATGCCGGTGCTGGCGCCAATGTTGCCACCGCCGAGCAGACCAGCCGCCAGAGCTTGCTGCGCCGAAGAACGACGCGCAAGTCCTGCGTTGTTGTCAGCCTGCGCACGGCGCTCTTTGACGGCACCGCCGAACGAACTCAACAGAGACCCGACCGCCTCCAAGGGGCTGTCTACATGGGACGTGTCGGCGCCCTGCTGACGCAGAAGCTCCGCGATAGCCATACGCTTCTTCACGCTGTCCGGGGTCGGATCGTCGCCAGCAAAAAGAGCGCGTGAGATTGCCATTTATGCAGCCTCCAGCATGTCGTAGCGAACAGCCTTGAACCCGTCTCGCTCCACGATGACGTCGGGCATCGCAGCTTCGACCTCATCGGCCATCACGCCGAACGACAGGGTTTCGGATCCGAGATACCGATAGGCGTAGAGCGGGAAGCCGCCGAGGGTCGCCTTGATCGGGATAATGTCGCGCTTGAGACGACGATCGGAGAACAACCCCGCCAGACCCGAGCCGAGGCTTGCGATACCGCCGAACAGGTTGGAGTTCTTCTGGTTCGCAGCGGCGACTTGGTTCTGATAGTTCGACTGCACCAGACCTGTGTAGTCCACGCCAGCCACGCCCGGCGTTGGCGTGTTGGTGAACTTCGGCCCTGCGAGCTGCGTGCCCTGCAGAAGCGCATTGATCTCGTTGAGCGGCAGGGAGCGCAGGAATGCCTGCTCCTCCAGCGCGCTGGAGCGGTTCGTGTTGTTGAACTGCGCCGCCGCGAGATCCTGGTTGAAGCCCTGGTTCTGCGCCTGATTGCGGAAGCTCGCCCCCTGCAGCAAGGCATTGTTGCCGAACTGCGCGTCCGACATGCGAGCGTCGTTGTTGAAGCCCACCTGTGCGAGCGACGTGTTGTTGTTGAGGTTGATGCCCTCGCGTGCGAACTGGTCACGAGCCATCGATTGGTTGAAGTTCTGGCCCTGCGCCGAGTTGAAAAATGCCGCGTCGTTCGCGTTCTGGCCGTACTGCTGAGCCTGCGCCGCGTTGCGGAAGTTGCCCTGCGCCAGCTCCAGCCCAGACAGGCGCGACTGCTCTTGGCCTCCGGCCAGCACTGCCTGATAACGGCTGTCGGTCGCCGAGCGGTTCAGCTCGTCCATGGCTCGGTCGTAGGCGACCGTGCCGACGCCGATCCCGCGAGCCCGCAGATTGCTTTCGAGGTTCGCCCGGTCGCGCTCGAACGACGGATTGACCCGAGAGAGCAAAGCCTCCTCGACACGTTGACGATCGGCCGAGAAATCATCCGGGCCGATGTCTTTCTGGATCGCACCGGCGTTATCGATCGTGTAGCGCGCCTGTGGACCCTTCCAGCTCGCGTTCACCGGCACGTTGGCGAGGCTGACGCGATCCGAATTGATGCTGTTCTGCAAGCCTAGCTCTGTCTGCAGCCCTGTGCTGCCCGACAGGTTGCCCGCTCGCGCCGGGAGGCCGCTGGTGTCGAGTTGCTGCCCGAGTGTGTCGCGCACCGTGCCCGACAGGCCCGCAGCCGTGCCGAGGTAGTTATCGACCGTCGTCTGGAGCTGAGGGTTGAGCGTCTGCACCGCTCGGAAGCGAGGCGTGTTCAGATAGCCCTGCCCTAGCGCTCCAGCAGTGGCGGTGTTTGCCATCGTGGCCGCCGCCTGCGTGCCACCGCTACTGGAGAACCCGCCCCCTGCCGGAGACACGTTCATCGACGACTTGCCGGTGCTGTAGTCCGGGCCGGCATAGGTGGACGTGCCCCGCGTCGATGCGGCTGCAGGGGCTAGGGCCGCCGACGGCCCTCCACCCTGCGCCAGCGGGTTGAGTTGCGGATTGTCGGACCAATTGCCGATCGGTTCATAGGTGAGCGAGCCGAAGGGCGTCACTTGGTCCGTCGCGTTCAGGAGGTACTGCGTGATAGCGGTATCGCGGTTCACGGCGCCTTGCGCTTGTGCGGTGACGACCGGATCCGGCGCGGCGGGAGGCTTGCTAGCCATGGGTTGCCTCACGGTAATAGCCGAGCGCAATCGCCTCGTGCTTCAACATGCTGAATAAAAGGCCGTCCTCGTCGCCGTAGTGGCGGCGCATGGTGCCTTCGAACTTGAACTTCATCCGGGGCAGGAGGCGGCGAACGTGGCGGTTGCTCGCGCGTGTAACGCACTGGACGCGGACGCATCCGAGATGCCCGAACGCCATGTCGCCGACCGCCTGAAAGACGCGACGAAAGGCAACTCGCCCCACGGCCCCGAGGTCCACGGCGGCTCCCGTGTAGCCCTGGAACAGGATACCGCCGACAAGCCGCCCCTCGTTCGAGAACACGCCGAGCGTCAGCCCTTCCTTGAACACGTCGCCGAGCTTCTGCCCCATCCAGGCGCGGACGATCTCGTCCTCTCCGGCGACGATCCTCACAGGTAACCTCCGGCTTCTGCGGTGATGTTGAAGCCGTTGACCTGAAACAGCGTCTCGGCTCGCTCGGAAGCGGACCACGGGTCACGGCCCCAGACGAACGAGCCCCACTTGGAGGTCATGGCCGCTTCGCCGATCTCGACACGCACCCGAACCGCAGCGCACTGGCCGTAACCCTGAATGGGGATCCAATCCCGACGCTGCGTGACCGGCTGCGCCCACGGATCGCGACCCCAAACGAACGAGCCCCAGCGCGAGACTTCCGCAACGTTTGAGGGCAGAGGGCGAAGCTCGAGCCCGTCCGCAAAATCCGTGTCCACGCCGATCGCGATGTTGATGCCGTCTTCCGCGTTCATTAGCGGCTGTGCCATGGTGTAGCGCTTGAGGGTGGCCGAGCCGCCGCCGTACTGGAACGCCGTCTTGATGTCGCCGACGATCGGGCCATCCGTGTCGGAGCCGGTCACGTCGGCTTCCATTACCTGCCCGCGCACCCCAAAGAACAGCCGATCCTGAAACACAGCCCAACAGGCTGCGTTCTGGCCGGTGAAGCGGCACCATGCGCCTGTATCCGTGTTCATGACGTACTGATGCGAAAGCTCGCTCTCGATGATCGGCACGTTGAGGATGGCGCGCGAGCCACGAGGATACGTGAGCATCTGCCAGCCGAAGTTTCCGGCGTAGGAGCGGGCCGCTTCCGCGATAGCGGTGCTGATGCGCTGTGTGATCGTCTGACGGCGCTGCAGCGAGCGATCCAAGCCCATGACCTGAGACAAAGGCTTCACCCCGTCCACGCAGATGATGGCGAGATCCGCACCCATCTTCATCAGGCAGCGACGGCCAACGGGGGTGCCGATCTCGTAGACGCCCACGAGGGACCAGCTATCGGCGTTTTCCGGGTCGAGACCGCTATAAACGATCACCTGCCCCTTCGTGGTGACGAAGACGAGGTAGTCGTCCGGCCCGTCGCCGCCATCGAGCGACCATGTGCCGATAGTGAGGATCACCCCGCCCATCGTCATCACCGAACCAAGCTCGAACGTCGTAGCGGCGCCCTGAATGGCTTCGATGCCGAGGTATGCGACCCGCGTGCTGTCCTCCAACGTCAGCCATAGGCGCCCCTTGAAGGCCTCCACGTCGCAGATCGCAGCAGGATCCACGCCCGTGATTGCGGCGGTCATCCACGTTTCGCTGTTGTCGCTGTCGAAAAGCCGGGGTGCGGTGACGCCGTTGCAGATCCAGAGGTAGGACCCGCCGGCATTGGCGAAATTGACGAACTTGAACCGCGCAGACCCCAGATCGGTCAGAGCCGGGTCGTTCACGAGCCCGCCGTCCGTCACGTCGTAGATCGACACTCCCGAGGCCGCGAACAGACGGGACTGCAGGTTGCCGTGATGCGCCATGAGCGTTTCGACGGGCGCGGTGGCGTTCGCCAGGCGAGAGAAGCCGGCATACCCTTTGCGCAGCTCGACGTATTCCGAGCGTGGGAAGAAATTATCGAGACGGATCGCCCGCTTCGGCTTCATGTCGGCCAGAGCCTCGGACGTATCCCACCCCTCGACGGGAGCGGGGATTGACAACGCGCCCACACGACGCGAGCGGGTCGGGCGGTCGAGGAGCGCCGTCCGCATCAGCCGATCACCCCGTATAGGGTGCCGCTCTGGTTCCAGAGGACCACGGTGTAGATCACACCGGCCGTCAACACGACGCCGGTATCGCCGAGGGTCGTGGACTTCCCTCCGGCGCCGATAAGCCAATTAATGGTCTGCGAGAAGGTCAGGGAGCCAGACGCATAGGTCAGAGCGAGCTGGAGATCACCGCCATCGGCCGGGATGCCGTTCGCCGTGATGACCGCCGACCCGGCAATGCGGCCCTTCTGCACGTTGCCGTCCGAAAAGGTGACGGCCTTTGCCCCGGTGATGTCGCCAAGGTCCACTGGCGTCGTCGCCAAGGCCCCTGTGAGCGTGTCGCCGGCTTTTGCGACCGCTCCTAGCGCATTGCGCGCTGCCGCTTCTGTGGAGGCTCCTGTGCCGCCGTTGGCGATAGAGAGATCCGCACCGTTCCAGTCCGCATTCGAGACGTTGGACTTGGTGGCAAGCGCGCCAAGCCCGGAAATCTCCGTGGATGCGTGCCCGTGGGCCGATGGCGGGAATGTCGTCGGGACGTTAGTCAGGTTGTTGTAGTTGCGGTAGTACGACGGCACCAGACCGCCGAGCGTCGCCGCGTTGACGCCGCCCATGCTGTCGAGCTTCGCCCTTACGTCCTCTGCCGTGTACGCCGAGGCGTCGAGCTTCAGGGCCAGCGCCTCGATAAAACCGGTCACGTCCGAGGCAACGATCTGGGCCAGTCGCTGATCGACATAGCGGAAGCTGGCGTTGACCTTCCCAAACGCCGTGAACAGCGGGTCGCCCGACGTGTCGCCCTGAAAGCTGCCGTTGTTCACATACTCGATCATCAGCCGTTGCTCGCTCGAATGTTGATCGCGCCTGCGTTGATGGGCCCGGTGCGCCGGGGCGTGTCGCCGAGGTTCACGTCCCAAGGCGTCAGGTCGTCGGTGATGACGATCGCAGGTGTCGCGGCGTCGTTCGCGGCCAAGCGCTCTAGCTGGCGTTCGTAGTTCGACAGGTCTTCAGCGTAGGTAAAGCCCTTGGACGACTTCCAACGCCACACCGCGCCGAGGACGATCAGCGCCTCTGGCAGGATGCTGAAATCACGATCGTCGCTCCAGCGCGCCTTGCCCTTGCCGTCAGGGCCGACGATGGTGTTCTGCGTCAGGTACTCAAACTGGATCGTGTGGCCGCCGGCCGGGACCGGATAGAGCCAGATATCGGCGCCGATGAAGCGCCAGTAGCCGCCGAGGTATGTGCCGCCCTGCCGCTGCATCGCCGTCCACGTCGCCGGGTCGAGCGGGCCAGCCACCTCTTCATCGCGCGTCAGGTTCCACATGGTGTGGCCCTGCGCCATGCGCGCGTAGTCTGGAGGCATCGCGCCTGGCTGCTGCTGACCGCCAACGGTGGTGAACTGGCGAAAGCTGACGAGGGCTCGCCAATCATGCCGCTCGAACAGGTCGTCGGCCGCCTGCTGGATCATGGCGCGCAGCGGCGTATAGGTCGTGTCGCTGGTGGTGCCGATGGATGCCATGCGCGGGATGCCGACAAGATCGCAAACATCCTGAGCGACCGACAGGAGCGTCATCAGTCGTCGGCCTTCTTGCGACCGCGCTTTGTCTTCTCGTCCCCGTCAGCCTTCGACGCGACAGTCACCTCCGCGCCCTGGTAGGCCAGCGCGGACAGGCGCTCGCGCTCCTTGTCGTCGTCGGTCTCGATCTGCATGATGTCGTTCTTCATGGTCAGCGTAATCATGCCGCTTCCTTCACCTTACGAGGACGTCCCGGCCCACGCTTGGGCGCTCCGGTGTCCATGAGCTTCACGAGGTCGAGCCAGTTGCGCGCTTGCTCGGATAGCGCCTCGATGTCGTCGCCGTAGGCCGAGCCGGCTTCGCTCAAGGCCTCGACGGTGTGGATCTTCAAATGCGCCAGCTCGCGCACCTTCGCGACCGTGATGGGCGGCCACATCTTGAGCGGATGCCCTGCCCCGCCCTCGTCCGCGTGCTCCGCCTTGAAACGGGCGTACTCGTTCGGAAACCGTCCGCGCTGAACACTGTCGGCGAAATGCACGATCACGTTGTCACGGTCCCATCCACCACCCTCGAGAGCGGTTCGGATGCTGACCATCTCCACCATGTCGTAAACCGGGCGACCGGCTGCCTGCGACTTGGCGGGGTTGATCTCTGGCTCCATGAAGAACTCGGCACGGACGTTGGAGCCGACGATTGCGCGATTGGTCTCTTCGCCGATTGAAACTGCGATGTTCGACATGCGCCCTCACATGAAAAAGGCGGACACCCCGGAGGATGCCCGCCCATGATGGTGAATGGTGGTGTGCCTTACGGTGTGGCCGAACCGAGCAGAGTGCCCTTGCGCCAGTAGAACTGGCCGTTCTTCACGCCCTGAGGCGGCACGTTGGCGGTGCCCGCCGCGATGTCGGCCGTGGCCTGCGTGAAGTAGTAGCCGTAGCCGTCCACGCCGATCGTCGTGGAGCCTTTGCGGAAGCCGAAGATGCCGTATTCCGCCCGGCTGTTGTAGGTTGCGTTGACGTTGACGCCGAGCGAGCCGCCGGCGCCGACATAGGGATATGCCATCGGTCAGCCCTCCTTAGGCGGTGGTGTCGAACAGCACGCCCTGCATGCTGCGGTTGGTGACGGTGAAGCCGCCGGCCCACAGCATGAGGCGAGTGATCGCATCCTGATTGGTGTTCATGCGGTCGCCGCCGACCACGGACCAGCGACGGCCCGGATCCTCGCGCAGGCGCAGATAGTCGGTGTTCAGGAAGTACGCGGTCTTGGCCGGCATGTTGCCGCCGCGCCCGCCATCCAGAACCACGTCCATCTTGCCGCCGGGGCCGTAGTAGACGAGCTTGGGGAAGCCCGCGCCCGCCTCGCCGTCGCCGGTCTTGCTCTCGATGCGCTGCATCTCGGTCAGCGAAGCGCGGTAGGCCGACCAGATGAAGTTATCGACCACGATCAGGTTGGGGCCGTCGTTGCCGCGCGTAAGCTGCAGCGTCATGTCGTTGAAGTAGGCCTGCACGTTGTCCTTGGTGATGGGACCGCGTGCGTTGGTGGCCGCGTTCATGGCGACGTTGCGCCACCATGCGTTCGTCGCGTCCGAAGCGTCGATGCCGCCCACGACACCCGTGTTGGGGGTCTTGGAGACGAGCGCCGAGAGGCCCAGAAGCTCCTTGCCGTTGAAGCCGGTACCGTCCGAGTAGACGGAGGCCGCGAAGTAGTGCTTGGCCGACCGGCGGGCGTTGTTGATCTTGGTCTCCAGCAGGTCGATGACCGCTGCCTTGCCACGGTTCATGCGCTGCTCAAGGCCCGAGATCGACACGGCGATGGACGCCTGCTTGATCGGGAAGAGAGCCGTGGTCATGATCTCGTTAGGCGACGTGTTCAGGAACTCGTAGCCGTTGTAGAACATGAAGCTCTCGTTGAAGGCGTATTCCAGGCCTTCCTGCAGACCCCGGCCACCCGTCCACGGCTTCACGTTGCCCTGGCGGTTGAGGTAGTCGAGGAGCATTGTCGAGGTGGTGATGTTGTCCGCCAGATCCGTGCCGATGTCGGGCAGGGTCGTGGTCAGGAGATCACCGAAGTCGTAGACTTCGCTGCGAACAGCCATTTCAGGCGATCCTTAAATCAGGCGCGGGCACCCTGGGCGTCGATGGCAGCTTCCAGGCGTGAGCGCAGAGGTTGGTTTGTGGGGGCCGGTGCCGAGGTTCCACCTGGCGCGGGCGATCCCGTGAGGCCTTTTGCCGATGCGCGTGCCTGAGTTGCCGCTGCTTGGCGTCGCTGGGTTTCCGCCTTTGCCCGATCGGCCGCTTCCTGCTTGAGACGCACGGCGCGGATTTCGGGGTTGGCCCAGCATGCTTTCTCGTAGGCGTCAGAGAGGTCCGTGGCTTCGCCCGTCTGGATGAGGCGGCCCATGGTTGCCTTGACGTTCTCGAAATAGGGGTGTTTCGGGTCCGTCGCGAACGACTGGATCGTTTCGACGGCCGATTGCTGCTCGCGCTGCTGTGCAAGGCGCTGCTCGTTGGCGCGCTCCTGCTTCAGCACCTCGATCTCGCGCTGAAGCGGCGAGAGGGCTGCGCGAATGGAGTCGTCGGGCTGCTGCTGGCCCTGCGGCGCACCCTGAGGGGCGATCACGCGGGCGAGTTCGGTAGGATCGACGCGATAGTGCTGGCAGATGGCCTTGATGCCGTCCGCGAAATTGGTCTGCAGCGCTCGGTCCATCTGAAGATAGCCGTCGAACTGCTGCTTGATGGACATGCCGGAGCGCTCGAATGCTTCGGCGTAGGGCTTCAGCTCACCGAGGCCCTTGTACTGAGCGAAGCCGTTGGAGACTTCGGTCTCGCGCTTGGCGATGTCGGCCCTTACAGCCTCCGGTAGATCGTTCCAGGCGGATTTGCTGGCAACGCTCCAGCCGGGCGGAGGGGCAGAAACTGCGCGACCATCGTCACGTGAAGCCCCTTCCTCTGCCGGCTTTCCACTGCCTTCATCTGCGCGGCCATCATCTTCCGCGCGACCGTCTCCATGGCCGTCTCCATCTCCATCGTCATTGGGTAACGCATCGCGCTTCTCCTTGGCGGCAAACCGGCCTTTGTCGTCGCGGCCATCATCACGGATAGAGGAGGCTTCCTCCTGCCCCGCATCGCCAGCATCAGACACATCACCAGCATCCTGTGCGTCGATACCTGCCTCCAGCGCACCGCGCAGGTTGAAGGCGTCGGTCGTCGCTTCGTCGGCCATTAGAAGCCTCGCTTTTCGAGTTCGCGGTTCAGGATCGCCCCGACATCTGCCAGCGGCTTCTCAGGCGGCGGGCTGTCGCTGCTGCCTTCCTTGATGCGCAGGTTGTCAACGCGCAGGGCGGCTTCGTAGTCGTTGCGATCGGTGTAAGTGCGCCCATCGTGCATGGAGCGGATGGTGTTCATGCCGCCAGTGCGGATGGCGGGGCATGGGAAGGAACTGCGAGCGCTCATTGGACCACCTGTGGCTGCATGGCGCGCGTCGCGGCTTCCACCTGCATCCGCTCCATATCGGTCTGCGCTTTGATCTGGTGCGCCTGCACGTCGGCCTGCGTCTTGGCGATCGAAGCCTCGGCCTGCGTGATGGTGGCCTGCGTCTTGGCTTGGGTGGCCTGCAGGTCCATCTGCTGCTTCTGGCCTTCGATCTCGGCTTGCTGCTGCATCGCCTGTTGCTGGGCCTGCGCTGCGGCTGCCGGATCGCCCTGCGGCTGGCCCATCTGAGCAAGCTGCTCCATCGACTTCTCGATGGTTTCTTCCAGCTCACGGCCGGCACGGAAGCCCCGCACGCCGAACAGGAGCAGCTGGCCGGCCATGTTGGCGAGCTGCGGCATACCCTGCAGGATCGGCGCCCAGCCCCCAACGTACTGCGTGACCGCCGTCAGAAGTTCCGTCCGGCGCTGGCGCTCCTCGTTCTCATCGCCTTCAACCGTGCTATCGCTCTCGACATCGACCCGGAAGCCCCGCGCCGCGTCATTGCGCAGGAGGTCCACGATGGCCTGCTTCTGCTGCTCCTGGGCCTGTAGCTCCTGATACTGCTGCATGACCTGCTGCATGGCCTCGGGCGGCATACCCTGCTGCATGGGGGGCTGCGGCACTTCCTGCGGCACGAGCGGGACGCCTGTCATCTCTTGCAGCGTCTCGGGAGCGAACTTCTCGGCGATTGTCTCGGCAACGATCTGGATCACGTCGCGGGCGAAGCGGGCCAGCTCCTGCTGCCGGTCGCGGATGCGGATCGATCCCCACTGAGCCTTGATGCCCTGCGCTGCAGCCGTCTCTCTTGGGTCACTCTCGCCGCGTACGATGTCGGAGATGCCGGTGATCTGGTAGACATCACCGATGAGCTTGTCGCGAAGCTGCACCGTGGAATCGAGCGCCTGCACTACCTGGTTGAGCGGGATCCACTGGATTTGGCTCGCCCCGCCCTTCTCCGAGAACTGCGCCCAGCCCTTCACAGGGACCAGCGTCACTTCGAGGTCATGCGATCCCATCGCCGTTCGGATGGCGTCGGTGCCGTCACCGCTCGGGCCGGACGGGTAGAAGCCTGCGAGCTTGAGTGACTTCTCCAGCGTGGCGATCTTGGCCGTGAGGTCGTCGATCTCCTCCGCCTGATCCTGATAGAAGATGTAGTCCGGCACCGGCACGAGTTCGTCGCTGGTGAGCGTGCCGTAGGCCGGCTTCGGACAGGGCCAGAAGTCCTTAAGCTTCAAGAACGGCTCTTCCTCCGCCAGAACGTCCGGCATGTCGCGGCTGACGAAGTAGACCTTGCGATCGCGCTTGCTCCAAATCTCGTAGATCGTGGCTTTGCAGGTGCGCTCACGTTCCGCATCGTCGCCTTCACGGACGCCGGCCGGCTTATGATCCAGCGGGATCTGCTTGCCGAGGTCTGGGCCAAAGCGCTTCAGGCATTCGTCGCGTGTGAGGTACGCCTTGCGCCAGACAGCCCACACTTCGCTCCAGAAGCGACCCGCGCTGTGGCCAAAATCATCGCGATGCAGGTAGTCGAAACCGACGCGCTCGAACTCCAGCTCTTCCACCGGGTCGCCGAGAATGAACGCCGAGCCGTCGTCGCGCTGTGTGACTTCGCTGTCCTCGGGGATCAGTTCCCCGTCGTCGTCGCGCTTCCAGCCCTGCTTCGGATCGTTGCCCGTCTTCACATCCTGGCGGCTTAAGCCGATCTCGGGCCGTACTTCCCGCATGACGGGCTCGTAGCGCACCCACGCCGTGCCGCGTGCGTCAAGCAGGTAGTCGTCCCGCACCGTCCGCATCATCTGGTCAAAGCCGAATGCGTCGAGCGAGTAGTTCGTGGCGCGCTCCAGCACCTCCGTCGCCTGGCGTGCGATCGGATCCGCATCCTTGAAGCGGCGGGAGACCACGGCGCTCGGCACACGGGCATACACGGCCGGCTGCAGCGTCTGGATGTTCGACCAGAGGATGGAGAAGCGACGACGACGTCCACCGGCGGCCTTGCGGTACACCTTGCGGATTTTGCCGCATCGCGTGGTGTAGTCGTTGAAGGCGCGCTCGTACCGGGCGATCTCCTCCTTCCAGCGTGTGGCGGTGCCGCCAGCGGGTTGCTGTGCCATCAGGCTTCGCCGTTGCCGATTATTTCTTCGGCCAAACTGGATTTGGCGATTTCAAGCGCAGCCTCGAGAACATAATAGCAGTCTTTAAACTGGCCGAGGTTGGTACCGTCCACATGCACCAAGACCATCATCAGATGCTCCAGTCGCTCAAACTCACGGTCAAGGACGGCAATCTTCTCATCTCGCGTCATGCGCGTATCCCTTCCTCACGCCGGCCGATGACGGAGTGCAATTGCTCGTAGGTCATTTCCTGCATGTTGGCAGGCTGGGGCTCAGGTACCGTGCGAGGTGCCGGCACCATCTCTCGCCAACCCATCGCCAGATATCGGAAGGCGTCGGCGGTATGGCTGGTCCAATCGTGGCGCGGCGTGTTCTTGAACGCCTTGGCCTTCTCATCGAACTCGGTGCGGTACTGCCGTAGGGCCTCGACGCCCTTGGCCGTACGCTCGCGGTCGAAGTAGCAGCGAGGCAGCGTCAGTCGAACCGCGTTGATGCCGTCCATCACCTTGTGGTCGGGCACCACCTGTGGGTTTAGCCCCAACGAGATCAGCGTTTCGACACGGGTGCGGCCCGTCTCTAGGCTGCGAACCCGTGCGTCGTGCGGCACCCAATCGATACCGGGCGCGTATTCCTTCGCCTTGATGATGCCAGCATAGTGCGCGAGCGGCTGGCCGTGGTTCTCGTAGTGGTCCACCACGCGAACGGCGTTGCCATCGACCTGGAAGAACCAGATGCTGGTGCTGTCGCCCATGCCGAGATCCCATGAGGTGTGGACCGGCAGCAGAGGCTCAATTGGCAGCTCTGTGATGCGCCCTTCCCGGTCGGCGTCTGCGACTTCCTTGCCATAGTAGGCGCCGAGGATCGCGGCCTCGAACGAGCACTCGAACTCCTGGTCGTATTGCTCCTGCGTCATACCCTGGCGAGCGTCGATCAGTTCTGCCGGCGACAGGATGCCCGTCTCGGATGCGCGCAGCATGAGGGAGAACCACCGCTCGTCGCGCTGCGCTCGATCCCAGATATCGTGGAACTCATTGCGGCCCTTCGGTGTGCCGATGAATGTCGCCCACCCCTGCCGATCCGCGAGCATGGGCCGGACGATCTCACCCCACACGCTCGGGCGCATGTCGGCGTATTCGTCCATGACCACGCCGTCGAGATAGAGACCACGAAGCCGGTCAGGGTTGTCCGCACCATAGAGCCGGATCCGCGCACCCGACTGCGGCAGGTCCACGCGCAGCTCGCTCTCGTTGATGTCGCCGCCGAGTTGCCGGGCGTAGGCCTTGATGTAAGTCCAGGCTACGTCCTTAGCCTGGTTGAACAGCGGGGCCACGTAGGCGTACCGGCCGTTGCTCAACGGGCATTCCAACGCGGCCTTGGTGATCTTCTGTACACAGGCGACTGTCTTGCCGGCGCGTCGATGGGCGACGGCGACGTTCCAACGCTTGTTGTTTGTGAGGAGGCCCGAGAACTGCCGGCGGGCCTTGATCTCGATCTCAGTCAAACGAGAGCGTGACTTTCACGTCGGCTTTGATCGGGCCACCATCTTCCCCGGTGATTTCCTTGGGGAGGATCGAAGCGACCACCTTCAAATACTGATCGGGCTTCTCAGCGCGAACAGCTTGAATAGCGGCGATGCCGTTCGCATTGAAGTCGTCACACAAGGCTTCGAGGAACGCCTCGCCTAGCTTGGAGCGAGCACTCTTAGGTCTGCCACTTGGATTGCCGGACTTGCCGGGCTCGAATGGTCGGCCGCGCTGTTTCTGCGCTGTAACATCAGCAGGAGAAGTCATATCCGCCTCGCCGTTGAAGTCGGCTCTTGCGTGCAATGAAAAGCCCCGCCAGCGGATGCCAGCGGGGCTGTGTGGTCAGGACGGGCCGGGCCTGCCTGGAACCCCGCAATGCGCTCCAAGGGGGTCGGAGATAGCGACCCCCTCGTGCTACGGCCGGCAGATTGTCACCGTGTCGCCGTCCTGATCTGTGCGAGAGCGGGCAGTGCTGGCTAACTGCGCTGAGGCTTATCCATTGCTGGTCCGCCCTGTGCAGCGGAACAATTCCCTCAGACCCTACGGTGTGCGTGTCACTCCACGCCGCCGCCCTCACCTCGGAGCGCCCATCCCTAGGCGCAATCCGTCATCATGAAGAAGTACGTCAGTAATTAGCCCGAAGGGCTATGGGTGTCAATAGGGAACTCCGACAGAGGCATCCACCACTGAATTTCGCCTTCGCGGTATTCGTGACCACTCCGAGCGCTTTGCCATCCATCTCGAACGTGTTCATAGCCGCTGACGAAAGTCGCTACGACGCAGCACGCGCCACCCTCATAGACAAGTAGCGCCAGCACTTCCGTGCCGTCCTTTGGTGCCGTTTCAATTCGTTGCCATTCGCTCATGCCCTACCCCTCTCGAAATGCGTCTGAAGCGCGTTGGCCGCCAAACGCATCGCACCCACCAGATGCCACACGCGCAAATCCTCCACGACGCCGTACTGGAGCGCGCCGAGCAGGTGGTCCTTGTGATTGCCCATCTGGGCTTCCATCACCGCTGTACGGGCATCCTCGTGGGCCTGACGGGCTCTGTCGCACCAGCGGACGTAGCCCTCGCCGATATCCGGCCCACCCGAGCCCGATCCTTCACTGGCGATCCCGGCGCCTGGCGCGGCGATAGCGCGGCGATAATCGGCGACGATCCGGCCGTAGTGAGCGAGTGCGGTGTGCTGCTCCTCGCTGATGCCGATGGGGTCGCGACGATCGACCTGGCCTCGAATGCGGAGGATGCCGATAAACGATCCGGCCATCTGGTCCTTGGCCTGCGCTACGGTGATGCCGGCAAGGCGCGCGCGGACGGCGAGCGGGCCGGCGTCGGCAGCCTCGCGCTTCGTCTCGCGCTGGATGCGGCCGTTGGCTTCGCGCTCCACCCCCTCCTTGCGAGGACGGCCGCGACGTTTGGCTGATGCGGTTCTCATGCTCGCGCCCATGAAAAAAGCTGAATAACACTGACGAAGATAAGGCTGATGGCCAAGAGGCACCCAGGAACCGCCAAATCCCTCCATTTCAGACGATCAATCGGGTCTATGCCTCGATAGCTTATGACAAACAATGCAACGCCTGCGATGATTATAACTACGTGCCACATCCAGCTCATTGGGCTATACCTCCTTTCCGTAGCTTATTTCCCCGATGCAAACGCTTTCAGGCCAAGTCTGCGGCGCAACGGGACCAATCCCCAAAAGCTGAAGAACTCGCGCAGCGATTTGCCGCTTTGTTTCGTAGCTGGTACGCGGGTAAACACTGCCTCCTTCACTGTGCTGGATTAGGCTCCATCCTTCCGCCGTCTCGACAAGCGCGATGAAGCTTTGCCCCCGCATAGCTTCAAAGTTGGCTGATGCGGTTCTCATGCTGCGTCCTCCACATCGCGCGCACTGGCTGCAAACACGTGCTTGCTATCGACCACGCCGTGAAGGGCGTTTTGCACGGCATGAGCCCAACGCTGAAGTTTTACTCCCTCTGGCGGGCCGCTCCGATACTCCGCCATCAGCTCTACCAGCGCACTGGCGACCGCAGGATGGAAGTCCACGGGGCCATTCACGCCTTGCTGGCTGTTGAGGCTGATTAGTCCGTCAACGAGATCGGCCGCCACTCGAAGCAGTTTCTCCATCTTGTCGGGGCTAAAGCCTCCAAGACCCTGATGCTCGATAACCCCAGCGATATCGCGCAGCCCACCGACATATTTGGCCGCATTTTCACGGTCGATCATGCCTCACCCACCTTCCTGACCTGATACCCATTGCCGTCGTGTTCGAAGACGGACGCCTTGATGATTGATGTGATGCGACGATGGACCAACGAAGCGCCGAGGATGAAGCCAAGAGCGATCCCGGCTACGAGGGTCGTGGCGTAGTGAGCGGCGGTCATGAGGGGATGCCCGCTTGCTCTGCTTTCAGGAGCCTGATACCCTCTAGGGTCGCAACGAATGTCCTCGTGCGTTCATTGAAGGCGCTCGGACTGGAGCGGACGAAGCCGTACGCTTCCAGATCAACCATCGACTTCTGACGCCACCAATAGCTTCGGTTTCTTGACTGCCATTCGACGCATTCGCGCAGGGCGGTGATGTGCCGCTTCGTGAGCTTCGGCTTCTCGCTCATACCCGCTCCTCCACCTTCGGCTTCGGGGCGAGGTGCTGGCGGAACTGGTCTAGGCGGGTTTCGGAGAGGGGGCGGAAGCGTGAAGGGCAGAAGCCGATAAAGTCAGCCGGAGCATTGGCCTCGACAAGAAGCAGGGCAATATCGCTTTGAACGCCTAGGGTGGAAACGCCCGTGTCAGGCACAACCTCCAACACGGTGTAAACACTGCCTTTCCTTAGTTGAGAGGCATTGCGTGCATCCACGCACACGCATCGCATTCCAGGCTTCCACATCGTCATGCTCACGTCTCCTGTTGGGTTCATGCGGCGTGCTGGTAGGGGAGAGGTCATCGGCCGGGCTTCAGGTTCTTGAACTCGTCGGGAACCGGCATCTGCTGCATGCCTGCCGGCAGGCCTCGCTTCGGGGCGTCCGGCACGTCCTTCAGCAAGTCGGCGGTGATCGGGTTGGGATCCGGCGCCTCTGCGTGGCGGCGGCCGAAGTAGCGTTGACGGTCCTCCGCCGCACCAGCTCGCAGCTTGGCAACCACACTCTCGCCACGGGCCTTCAGTTCTGGGCTCCGAGGACCGTATCCGCCCTCGTCAGCTTCGAGCGCCCTCACCTCCTCCGCTTGGCGACGCATGCGGCCAAGCTTCTCGCGG